TGCTTTTCGCTTTTTTCCTTTTCTTTTTTTTTTAGTATGAGAGCAGCTTGCACTGTGGATATGTTTAGTTTCAGAAGAATCATTTGCATCACCCTCATCATCAAGCGATACCTTACTAAACTCAACATATAGCTTATCACCACCATCAATTGGATCTAATCCATCTTCAGCTCTTATCTCATTTCTGGTTTTCCATTTATCCACACTCTGAGTATCTTCTGCTAGTTGTGCAGCTCGATCTTGAGGAATTTGTGATGTATGTGATACGTATAATTTATCAGATTTATAGTAGTCTCTTACAGCCTTTTGAAGAGTTTGGTCGTTTCTAATTAATTCAGGTTCAACGGTTCTTTTTGCAAAAATATATTCTACGGTTTCCACATTTGCACGTCCCAATCCGCTTGAATCTACATCACCTAAAATAGCACTTGGAACTCTGAACATCTTACGTACTCGTTTTTCACTCAACTCAGTTAGGCGATCCATTTCAATCTCTGATATTGAAAGCCCGATCTTTTCAAAACTTGCATCAGCTTGACGAATGAACAGAGTTTTTCCAACATTCTTGAGTCCAGCTTGTTGTTGTTTCCACTTTTTTTTAACTTTCTGAAATGCTTCTTTACTTATTTTCCCCTTTAGAGTGAGCACACCAGAGGGAGTTGCCTGATTTTTAAGGAAATTGTTTTGGAACTCCGCTGTATGGTTATCCGTTTCGATATGTAGCAGACCTGCCTGAACAGTGCCAAGTCCCCTTGTATTACTATATGGATTAAAGTTTTTGAAGTGCATAACTTCTTCAAGCTCTAAAGGTACATCAACCCCATTGTCACCATGAAATACATACCCAACAACTTCTTTCGTGTCTTTGTCTACTGCTACTTCAACCTTGTCAGGCCTCATAATATCGAGCTCTTTTGGTTGTCCAGATACCGCCCCTAACGTGACCTTCCAAAAGGCATCGCCTGTTAAATGTTTGAATGCAGTAGTAGCAAACCACAATTCAAATCCTGTCATATTTGGATTTGGGGTTTCCAAAAGAGTTAAGAATGGGTGATTAACAACAGGCTTGAACTTACCATTTCTGGCATCCTTAGTATTGAAAATCGCATTATACTTACCAACATCATCAGCAATTGCATTGATACAAGCAAAAACAATATTCTTATATTCCTTCAGTAACTCAGTTCGAGTTCTTGTCTTGATACCACCTGTGAAAAAAGTTGAGAAGCTTTCACCTCCTAGCCTTGTCCAACCTTTAATTGTATTTATTACTGATTCCATAATGTTGTTATTATATAATATCAAAATCGTCCTCTGTAAGTAACTCGCTATTATCTGCAAATGTAAGTGCAGCGGCATCAGCGATATCAGGAGAAAAAGCTGCCATGTTCTGCTTTTTCATTTCTTTTTTCATATCTTTTTTCGATTGTATCTGGAATTTTCCAGAACTATCTTCTTTATAGTTTACATAAAGAAGCTCTAAAAATCCATCATCTTTTACAATCTTACCGCCACCCTCAATCCACATTTTGAGCTGATAAAACATGTAAGCCCGCATGTTCTTATATTTATCCTTTTCACCTTCTGGTGCTGAACTCCCAAAATTGATATTGTTTACAAAATAATCCTTTTCATGCAATCGATCTCCAATGCCCTGTCCTAAACCACCATAATCAATAGCAATATCAGTTTCGTCAATTCCAAATTCATTTCCATAGTTTTCAACAATAGGCACTTGTTGCATTGTATCTTTGATCTCATTTGTAGACAACAGTTTCATTACTTTTGGCCAACGTGCAATATAAGCATTTCTATCACGACCAGCACCTGCAAAATCACATCCAAGCTTTGGATCTCCCTTCATTAAATCTACAGCTTCTTCTTCTGAGATAAAAGCCTCGTTAAGTAATTCGTGAGTTATTAACTTCCTATGCCCATCCAATGAGAACTCTGATGCTGCTGGAAATTTACATTCATAGAGAATATCGAAGAACGGCTCACCTCTCATCTCCTCAACAAATTCTTGCGTATATCTACCTTCTGCAACTGCTTGGTGATAATCAATAAAGACCTTATGGTACTTGTCTGAATTCCAAGTTTTGTAGAAGTGATTTCTATGGTAGGGGTTACCAATCTTTAGAAGAAAGTTATGAGCATGACCTCCAAGCATTCGCAAAACCATAGCTTGCATTTCATCGTAAATCAGACCTGATTCATCTTCTATAATATTTGGACTTCCAAAACCAGAGAGGGATTTAAACACAGCATTTTTGTTCGTAACATTTGCAGTAAAGGTTTTCACACCACCTCCATGTTTCCAAATAATACTAGATTTCGTACGCTCTTTTCTCAATCTATCCATAGGCATATTAGCATCGAGCTCTAGTTGTTTATAAAATCGTGGGTGATCAAAAGCATGTTGAATTACTCGACTCATTATAATTTGAGCTTTTTCTTTTCCAGGCGCGATAATTGCAAATTGCTCTTTAAAGAATAAAGATCTCATAATCACACCCATCGAGATTGAGTCTGATTTCCCATATTGAGTAGCACCTAGAATTTGAACTCTAGGGTATTTTTTAGTGAAGATTGGTAAGAAAATATCACACTGCCCATCAGTCATTTCATATGGCTTACCATAATCATCAACGAAATAGCTTTTAACTAGTCGCCTTGCCGTTTCCCTCGCTTTTTGCAGGTAGTTCATGTCCAGGATTATTAAGTAATGTATCAAGGCTGGAAGCTATGTTTGCAATATCATCAGAGTTTTGATTAATGGGCTCACCTTCGGCTCCAGTAACTTCTGTTCTGACACCGAATTCCTCTTTAGCTTTACGCTCCAAATACCATTTAGCAGTGTTGATGTCTTTCTGCTTAATGGCTGATGATACAACCATTCTTGCAGCTTGAACTAGAAACTCTTTGGCTAATTCTATTCTATCCGCAAACTTACTATCAATATTCAAATGATGATAAAAACTTGTTTTACTAATCTTTGCCATTTCACAGGCTCGCAAATCAGTCATACCATTCATAAAAGCCTCCTCTAATATACGGATAACGGATTCGGTCATTACACTTGGTCTACCACCTATGCCTTTGCGGCGGTTTATTCTTCTGTATTTCCGTTTCTTTTTTTCAGCTGCCATGATGTATGATTATACCATTACTGGTAGGATGTCGTAAATATCCACGCCGTATTCTGCAAACACTTGTGTTAAATCCTCTCTGTCTAGTTCGAACTGTTCGGGGTGTGATTTATAGTAGTCAAAAGTGTGTAATCCATTCTCCCACGCTACGTTTGTTAAAAGCCTAAGTGATGAGTTTGTGTAATCGTTAGGTTTCTCAAGAAACTCTTCTATGTGCTCTATAACGTGCTCTCGTACGCATAGAGGCCTGCCGTTTTTAGGGTTATAGTCTACCTCCCTTTGGTGTTTTCCTTTGTAGTGAGCAATATGAATCATCACCCCATCTGAGAACTTAGCCCCTGTATTTTGGCAAGTCCAGTCATAATGGTTTCCTATTTGGTGTCTAATGCGTTTGGCGAAGGCAAACTGTGAGAGAAAAGCTAGTCCAGCAAGTGAGGCTGTTAATCGGACTATTTCGCTCTTTTTCATAAGACAGTGATAGTGTTCTAATATATATAATTGCAGTTGTGATTACAAGTTAGGTACTTTTAGGTACTCCTAAACTAGTTATATAAACATAGTCTATGGTAGGTAAGGATTTGCACCCTACATGCGATTTCTATGGACCGACTGCGGTGAGCTTTTATTGCCAGCATTAGGCCCTGTCCATGACTAATGCCTCCCTGCGTCTACCTATTCCGCCACTACCATAGATTATATTTACATTTCAAAGAACTAAGTGAGTAACTGGTAAGGATTTGCACCTTACATAGCTAACACGTAATTAGCCACCGGAACGTTATTGGCGTGCCTACCTATTCCACCACAGTTACCCATTTAACTCTCTAGTTTTTAATGTACTTCTTCTGTCTGCATATCCCAGTCATCTTTCAATCCACTCTCTTTTTCTAGTTCTTTATTCATATATAGTTATTTAGTTAAATTAGGTTATTTTTTCTGCTCCCACCTGAGATTTATCCTCCAGTTGAAACCCGTTTTCCGACGCTATTTCGTAGTATGTTTTTCCGGATGGAGTGTTTATATATGGCAAAAAGATCTGTGGAAATTC